ATCTGAAAGTCCTATCACGGTGTACTTGCAGCCTGCAACTCCGAACGAGTCCATTCTCAACGGCGCAATCCGTGCATCGACAAGTCTGACCGCATATGTTAATGCGGTCGACGGGACAAGTTTGGCAACTGGACAGCGGCTCTTTCACAACGAGACATCGATCATGTATGAGATCACGGGATTCCGCCGACCAGATATGCGAAGCGGTCCTGACAAGATGGCATATTTCATCCTTGCGCTGACAACGGTTGAGGGTCAAGAATGAGCGCATCCCACAACTTTTCGGCTGCGGACATTATGGCTGCGAACATCGAGGGCATTCAGCGAGGTCTCAATGTTGCGATGGTCGCACTGCAAAGGGAACTGCGAATCACATTGAGCAAGAAGGGCACAGGCGTTGGATATTTTGGTGGCAAGAAAGGCAAGGGCTCGTATCGCAGGCGGTCCGCACCATTCAACCCTCCAGCGGTCGACACTGGAACTCTGCGCAACTCGGTCCAAACAGCAACGGTTGAGAATCGAACTGGTCGAGATTTCGTTTCCGTTGTCATGTCAGGACTTGTGGCAGGTGTGAACAAGGACGCACGCATTCCAAGATGGCTTGAATACGCAACCCGCTATATGCACCACCGACCGTTCATTGCGCCAAGCATCAAAGTAATTAAACCCAAAGTGGTTGACATTATCGAACTGCAGATGGACAAGGCAATCAAGAGAATGCGAACTCGAGCAATGAAGGCGGCACAATGAGCCAAGTCATCCTGACAACGATATACAACAAGTTGGTCTCAGTTCAAAGTCTCTACAACATTTTCGGAGAGAAGATCTATCAACTCGAAGGACCACAAGGCACGGTCATGCCGCTGCTCGTGTATGCGATCAGCAACGAGGACACTACGACCTTCATGTCATCGGCAACGCAGTCGATGCACACGCTTGACTGCGCATTCACCTTATACTTCAAGCCTGACTCGTCGGTTGTCACGGCGATGGCAGCCGAGGCCGCCTTGTTCGTGCTCCTGCACAAAGCGAGCATGACACCATCGTCAGCGTCCTACTCGACCATCGAGTCGATCTGCACTTCTCGGGGTGTGCCTACGATCAATGTAGACTCGATCGTCATCGACACGACATACAGAATTTTCGCAACGAAACAATCCTAAAGGGAGAATCACAATGGCAGGAATCAGCGGAGTCAACGGCAACATCGCAATCTCGGGTGCAATCGGTGGAATTATCAAGTCTTGGACAGCAAACTTCACGAGAGCAAGCACTGATATCACTGGTTTCGGAAACGCAACCCGCAATCGAGCGATCGGGATCATCGATCTAACAGGATCGATGACTGGATCATTGGACGCTTCAACCTCTCCGACCGTTGCATTCACAGGCAACACTGCGGCAGCAGCAATCACTTTGACTGCGGAGGGTGGTAACACGCTTGTATTCAATGCGATCATTGACTCAATTACTGTCGGCGTTGCAGTCGATGGCGAGGCAACATTCTCCGCTAATTTTGGCATCGCATCGACAGCGACCGCATTCACTAGCGCAGTCACTGTAACTTGGACTTGATCGAAGACTTCAATCCATTCGCAGGTCGCAAGGAGAACCCTGACGATTTGCGGGTGGAGTTTGTCTTTCAAGGCAAGCAGCACGCTCGATGGGTGGGCGCAATGGACCGCAAGGATGCGCTGCAATTTGTCATGCTTGCTGAAAACATATCGCCATCGTTGAGGCGTGATCTCGTGCGTGTTACTATCAAAAGTCGAAAGGAACTCGCACGATGGAAACCAACAAACCAAAAACCCGTCTGGTAGCGATCGGTCGTCACATGCTCTCGTGTCTCTCTGCAAACGACTACATCGAGATCGGGGAACGCAGATGGCACGCACTCCACAATCGAGCGCAGGAGATGCTCGAGGACTCTCGTGCGGACTCTGCGCAGCGGGTCGAGTGCATGAAGGCGATATACGACCTACGAGACCGCACGACGCAACTTGCGATTCAGCACGGCGCAACACTTGAAGGTGCGCTCGAAGTCATCGAGCACGCATGCAAGAAGGCGAAGGTGGACGGCAGCGAGGCAGTTGCGCTGATGCAGCCCGAGGCGGTCGTGTCGACTGCGCTGGCGTTGTTCGGCATTGATCTTGATGCGGAGTCCTCAAGCCCAAAATGACAGCGGGGAGCGGCGACCTCGACTGGCATTCGCTCGCCGCATTTGTTTCTCATTACGCTCCCGGCTCGACTGATCCGATGGCGTTGCCGGTCGATCGACTGCTTGCGATTGCACACGCAACGAGTGCGATGCTCGTGCGCAACGCAGAGGCACAAACGCAGAGCATGCGTAGGATGAGATAGCACCATGAATCCATCCATCGAAGTACAGATCACGGCGAAACTCGACAAACTCGATGCGGGGTTGAAGGTTGCAGAAGCGAAGATCAATCAGAGTGCCGTGACCATGGGCAAGACAGGTGAGCAGGGCGGCAGCATGTTCGTCGACAAACTTGTCGGCAACATGGTCAAGGGCTTGGCGATGGGTGCGATCACGACCGTGCTTGGCGGTGGAATCTTGACTGCGCTGCAAGGAGTAAACGCAGGCAAAAGCGGACAGGAAATTGGTGAAGATCTTGCCAAGGGAATTCTTGACGGCGCAAAGGGCATCCCAATTGTTGGTTCAGTTGTTGCAATCTTTGATGAGATCGTCAACGGTGCGGAACGGGCTGCAGAGTTGATCGCCAAGAAGGTCGGCGGAGCAGTTGGAAAGCAAATCGACTCGACCAAGGCGATGATGGACTCGTTGAAAAGTTTTACGCAAGGCACAGCCGACATCCTTGCTACGACGGGCGCAGGCAGCGATCCGACAAAGATGTTGGATGTGAAAGATCAGAAAACACAAGCAGCAGAAATAAAACAAGTCAACGATATCAAGGAAGAAGAGGAGCAACGGCATCGAGACAGAATTGCCGCAATCAACGCAGACTTTGACGCACAACAGAAAAGCACTGATCCTGACATTTACAGAGCGTATTCGAGCAAGGAAAGAAACGCAGAGATTGAAAAGGCTCGTGAGCAACATCAGGAGTATTTGGCACGAATTGAAAACGAAGCATCCAAAAGAGACACGGCCAGACAGACCGAGTATTTCGCAGCACTCAAAGAGATAAACAACAAAGCCGCTGCCGATGAAAAGACTGCGGCCGACAAAGCAGAGGCAGAGCAAACAAAATTTGCACTGGATGTACTTGCGAATTACAAGAAGCAGAAGAAGGATGAGTTTGATGTTGCAGTTCAAGCGCAACAGGACATCATCGATGCAGAGAAGCAAGCGCAGGCACAGATCGACAAGATCGGTCGTGTCGATAAGTTGGCAGGTGAGGCTGCCCGTGGCATGATCAACAGCGGACAAACTGCGCTCGGGCAGTTTAACTTTGCGCAACAAGGCGCAGGTGGGACTGCGCTCGATATGGCGAAGAAGCAAGTAGCGAGCCTCGAAAAGATCGAGGCAGCAACTCTTGAACAGGTCCGACTCACAAAAGAAAATAAGGGCTTCCAATAATGGCAACGGTGTACGAACTTTTCACCAGTCGGAAGTATGTCAACAACGAGGGCAAGCCTCGTGCGGAGCGACAGTTTGTGGTCGTTGATGCAGCGGACGAATCCGTTGTCGTTGGTTTGTTCGGCTCAACCTTGCCAGGCGAATACGAGCATTACCCAAACGATTCAGGCTTGCCGTACGACATGCTCGCCTTCGACTACTCGATCACGAAAGATCCGAGCGCAGTTTCGACATGGCAAGTCACGATGCGATATCGAGCGGAGATCGGCGCAACCTCGGGCTTCAACAATCCGACATCACCGCTGCTAGAGCCCAACGAGGTTGGATATCGCACGGCACGACTTTCGATGACTGCAGAGTTCCGGGACTTGTGGCGGGTGTACGCATCGGTTGTTGCGTTGCAAGCAAAGGCGATGGGCAATTATTCCGTGACAGACATCGGCGGAAGCTCTGTCGATGCCGCTGGCATTCCACTTTCGACGCTCGTGTACAAGCAGGAGATCACGATTCTGATCACGGACTCATTTCTGCCCAATGCGCAAGCGGTCGCAACGCAGATCGGCACACGCAACGACAAGGTATTTCTGAACTATCCATCGGGCTCAGTGGTGTTCGCAGGCTGCAACTGCGAAACAATTCCCGAGGTCGGACGCAACTCGATCGAATACAAGTTTGTCTACGACCAGTCGTATCATCAGATTCAATATCCAGTTCGAGGCAACAACGGATCGCCGATCCTTGCGGCCTCTGCATCAGGCTCAATTCTCAAGGGATCAGCCGAACAAGTTTATTTCAAGCAACCGTTCAATAACACAAGCAGCTTCGACAACCTTTCACAATACTTTGGAGGACTCTAAACATGGCAGACGAAATCACTATCTCACTCAATGTTGATGTTGCGGCAGGCAACTACCGAGCATCGTTTCGACCAGGCACGATTCAACCCGACATGGCAGGATTTCTTGGTTCGGACATTTCGCAGAACATCACGACGACAATCATGAATCTCAATGTCGGAGCAGTCGGCACAAACGCAGGTGGCTACTACTGGTTTCGCAACTTGTCGACAAGCACAAGCACGACATTTGATCCATCGATCTCT